TTGAATGGATAAAATTTCTGCATTTACTTCCTTGACCGGATCGAGCTGTCCCTGTGACGGTCCTATCCATTCGCTGCCCAGCCACGCCTCCCGCACAAGCGGATCACTGAAAAATCCCGGGGCATTTACCCGTCCCCTTGCGATCGCTTCCGATAGCCATATCTCATATACGGGCTTGCAGAACGAAGAAGCAAACCAGTTCCGATACATCTTAAACGCTTTCCATGCTTCCAGCAGCGCCGCTCTTGATGCGGAATAACTTGCTGTAAATTCCTTTATCAGAAGTTCTGCCGGAATCTCCAATGCCGCACCGATCTGTTTACACATAGCCTTGAAAAAAGGTTCAAAGCCGCTATTGGGTCTCTTCGTCTCGACCAGTTCGACACTTTCCCCCGGGTTCATAACATTTATATTTCCCGCTCCCATCTCATACTCGTTTGGATCATAACTGACCTGGTCATCTGCCTCCTGACCGTCTCCCACCTCATTAAACGGCATCCCATCCGCGCCTGTCGCCGCCTCCGATTTGATAAAGACAGAGAAAAATGCCTGTACCACTGCTGCCATTATTTCTGCATCTGTATACCTTTTGATCTGTAATAATGGCTCAATGATCGGCGCCAGATACGTGACACCTCTGTATTGCTCTGGCCGCTCCGTATTCATGATATGCATCACATTAGGGAGTCCTGTTTTCCGTCCGTAAGCTTCGATCCTTACCCAGTCCGTCTTTTCATACGTAATCTGATATGGATATGTATTCCGAAACCAGTACGCAACTACTCCACCCTCCCTGTTTACTTCCACTCCATCATATATACGGTTGTTATTATCAGGATTTTTGCCCTCCGTGACCCCTATTGTATAAGCAAGCCCATCTGCCGGTGTGCTGCACCTGTCCGCCTCTATCACATGCAATTTTAAGGTGTATGGACAGTTTGGTGTTTCACCTTCTTTTCGCACTACAAACACATCCCCGCTTGACAGCCATGAGTAGAAACATAACTGCTGCATCATATAAAAATCATTGATCCCTGTAATATCACACCGCTGCTTATGCTCTGCCCACATCCGAAATTCTGCTTTCACTCCCCGTTCCCACTCCTTTGCCTGTTCTGATGTGAGTCCAAGGATCGCCCGGTCTGGTCTCGGATTTAATTTCAGTCCCAGACCGATGGTGTTTGTGCGGTTGGTTTTTACTGCAGACGCCGCTATTGGAGCCGACATTGTAAGCATACGCCCACGCTGCCTTAACGTGTAATTATTGTCGTCAATGTCTTCTCTCGGACTGCCTGACATAGGATTAAATCCTTTTAAAGCCCTCCTGGTATGACTTGCCCCTGCCTGCCCGTATCCCTTTGCACCAGATAGATGCAGATTGTTATATACCATACTTCCCCCCTACCAGTCCCTCGGTACTATTGCCATTGCTTTTCTGGGTCTGATACCGTTTAACAGATTTTCCAGTTCATCGCGCTCATCTTCGAGCTTTTCAATCTGTTCCTTGATATTACTACTGTATTGATACCTTGATATCGTCCTGCTGCCAATGGTGTAGCTCTGTATCCCTTTTGCCGCCATCATCTCTTTCTCCTTGGCGTAATAGGATTCCAGACGCTCATTAATTTTCTCAATCCGCCTCATGATTTGTGGTCTTGTCAATATTTTCATAAATATCACCTACCAGTCATCATCAAATGACTGCCTTTGTTTTTGTTTTCTATATTTTTTCTTCGGTGGCTTTGGCTGTCCCTCCGGCGCAAGCTCTTTAAGCGTCCTGAAAATACGATCAAGATTCGGACGCAATGCCTTAAATGCTGCATTTGCGTAGTTTCTGCAGTCCAATGCTTCATTTCTCTCATGTCCGGGAATTTTTTCCCATTTCCATTTTCCGTTTACATATGTTACTTTTTCCGACAGCAGTCCGGCAAAATAGGTCTCGTCATATCCAAGACCGTCATTAAGCGGAAAATGCGAGTACCTGCTTCCGGGCTCTTTTACGTCCAGCCCTGTCATGATATGGTCTTTTCCAGCACTAACTCCCAGCGTATATAGCCATGCCTTGCCTACTACAACTTTTTTCTCTTTTCCCTTCAAGATATTTACTTTTGTCGGTATTGATGTATAAGGTATACCGTCTGCATCTTTTCCTTTGATTGCAAATACCTTTTTGTGCAAACGTTTATTGCACTGCTCATAGACGTTCTGCGTACGATTCCCCCCACTGTCAACGAATGTCAGTGAAATTTTTAACTTCTTACCGTCCGCAAATGAATAAGAGCGGTCTATAACTCCGTCTAACCGCTCCCATGTATCATCTTCAGCAGGATCTCCCATGATGATCCCTTTTTCAATCCCCCAGTTTTCTTCATGAAACCCATATCCTACAACCTCATATTCCAGTCGGTTTCCCTGTGTATCAACCCCGCAGGTAAGACAGAGGACACCATCCGGCAGTTCAGCATTGTACATTTCTCTTCTTGCAAGCAGCTGTTCCTCATCTGTCTCACAGCTCCGATCTTCCCATAGCTGTCCAAACTGTGTATTATAGACTGTTTGCAGCTTTTCCGGATCCGTTCCCGCCTCCAGAAATTTTAAGATGATCTCTTCCCATGTCATCCATGGGCTTGCAAAAGCATTGATCCAGAACGATCGTACTCCCTTGTCATACGCATCCGGATTCTCCGCGATCCACTTTTTAGGCTGCTTTCTGATGGTCTGCTCTGTTGATGCACACCCGCAATGCGGGCAGGCGCAATTTATATCCGATACTTTAAACTGCTTTTTCCCGTTTACCTTCTTTACTTTTGTTTCGAAACGGATATGATTGAAGGTGATAAAAAAGTATTCGTCACAATGTGGGCATTGAACGCACCAGTGTTCCTGCGTACCATTGTTAAAGGCATCCTCAATATTGGACGCCCCCTTTATCGTCGGTGTTGATACCTCGACCATCTTGCGATTGTAAAAAGTATTGGTACGTGCCTCTACCAGTCTCCACGGATCCCCTTCTGTTCCGGCGCTTTTCGGCCAGCGGTCTCTTTCATCGCCGAATACATACCTGCAGGGAATCGACGCAAGATTCGATGGTGAGTTGGCTCCTGTGATTGTGAGCATACCACCTGGATAGGATTTATTGAAGATGGTATTATTGGACTCCCTGCTCTTTGCATCTGCCACCTTGTCCCTAAGTGATCTGGTGTCCCTGATCATGGGGGCGATTCTCCGTTTTGAAAAATCTTCGGCTGTAGGCTTTATATTTGGAGTTACAAACATGATCGGTCCCGGATCTACGTCGATAGCATATCCCAGCATGTTTAGCTCCATCTCGCTCTTGCCAACCTGTGATGATGCTACAACCACTATATGATGTATCTTAGGATCAGTAAATGCATCCATGGGCTCTTTCAGATATGGTGTCCTGCTTGTTTTCCACCTTCCCGGTTCAGCGCTGTTTTCTGCCGACAGCCACCTGTACTTGTCTGACCATTCTGTCACTGTCAGCCGCTCTGGCGGCTTGAAATAAACTACAGCTTTCTTTATTGTCCTGTTAAGCTTGATGATTTCCGGATCACTCGCTGGACTCTTCGCTGGCATCCTGCCATTCTTTCCTTTCCAGAACCCTGCGCCTGTACTCTTTTGGATCATATTCATATCTGGATAATTCGTCCAGAATATGACATACAGCATCCTTGATAATAACCTGTGCTTCCGTCGCTGTGCCGACTGCTGCCACATCGACCGCAAGCTGTCCGGGCAATGCCAGCAGCATTGACCGGACAGCCAGACACAGGTCAGCAGTCATTTTTTCGACATCTTCGGCAGCGTGCATATGTCCTGCCAGTTCATCAAGCTCTATTTCCGCCATTTTTGCTTTTGCACTTTTGAAATCAATCTCTGCCTGCATCTTCTCGATAATCTTTTGTTCTTTAAGATTACCTTGTGCTTTCGCAGGTCTCGCTTTCAGATATTTTATATAGGATAACACGGAAGGGCATAAGTCATATCGGCTTACCTTCCGACCGCCCACCTTTACCTCGCAGGTATTCAGCACGCCGTCCTGTGTAAGCTGCTGGACACGCCTCACTGATTCAAATCCAA